TGAGTTTGGCGCGTTCGCTACGCAATTGAAGTACAAGGGACATGGTGCCTCCTGGGCATAAAAAAACCCGCACATGGCGGGCTTCGAACGACTGCCGCGAACGCGGTCAGATCTGGGTTTGAAAATCCAGTGCAGCTGCACGGACCGAAAGGCGGCCTTGCTGCCGGCTGGCTCGGCTCAATGCCACCGAGTTGGATAAGTCATCGACGGCTTGTTGCGGGCTCTGCATGCGATCAGCAAGGCCCGCCGCGATACCAGCCTGCCCTCGGTATAGGCCCGCCTCAGTGGCAATGACCTGCTGCACTGAGAGCCCCCGGTAGTCGGCAATCGCATTGACGAAGAGCTGATAGCTCTCCTGCACAACATCGTTGAGGTACTTGAGCGACTGGTCGCTCAACGGCTCGTGAGGGCTAAGGTCGTTTTTGTGAGCGCCGGCAAACACCGTAGTCACCTTGACGCCCATCCCTTCCTCTTGTTTGGATCGGTCCATGTGGCTGGCGATGACACCGATCGAACCGACGCCACTGGTCTGGCTTACCACCAGTTCGCTACACGCGGCACCGATCAGGTAGCCGCCACTGTAGGCCATGAAGTTGACGATGCCGGTGATGGGTTTTTGCTGGGCCATGGCACGAATGTCGGCAGCCAGCTCGAACGCACCGACGGCAGAACCGCCCGGGCTGTCGATATCCAACACGATGCGCTCGACCATCGGATCCGCGACAGCGTTGCGAATCTGAGCCCGCAGTGTTTCATAGCTGGTCATCGTCTCGCACATGCTGACGTGACTGCCGCGACTGACCAACACGCCACTGACCGGAATCACTTCGATACCGGTACGTGCAATTGCTGTGCGGCGCTCTTCTTCACGCTGGGCGATGCGATCCAAGCCATCATCGGACCAGAGACCGGCACCTGTTACGGCGCCAATGTTGACGATGTTCAAGCTCATTGCCTGGTTGGCCCAGCGTACGCCGAGGTCCAACATGTCAGGCGTGACCAACAGCGGCTGATTGAACAGCAGGCTGGAGGCTCGCAGGTAGTGTTTCATTGCGCCAACATCCTCTCGATTTCAGCGTGCTGCAGTTCGAGCTGTGCTCGCACGTTGGGTTTAGTCAGGTCGGGGGCACCCTTGCCCGCGTCCACCATGTTCAGCGGTTGCAGATAGATATCGCCACCTGGTACCGGCGGCATGTTCTCCAACCGCCGGATGTCGTTGACGCTGAGCCAGCCCCACTGACGCCCGATGGCGTAGGCTTCATAACGACTCTTCTGGTCGCCGCGCAGCAGGCCGGACAAGTTGAATTCGATGAAGTATTCGCGTCGGTCCGCAGGCAACAGGAAGTCACGCATCATCGATTGCTCGTGACGCTTGACCCACGGCAACAGGGCGAACACCACGAACTGAATCATCAGTTGCTCAAGGGTGTTGTAGTTGGACTTCTCCAGGTCGTTGACCATGGGCAACGGGATTTTGTAGATCCGAGCAATGTCGGTGCCGGTGGTTTTGAGAATCCCCAACACCTCGGCGTCAACGTTGTTCATGGAGACGGGTTTGAAGGTCATGCCCTCCTGCAGCAGCGCAACCTTTTTGGCGTTGTCCATGCCGCCAAATTTCTGCCCCCACTGATCGACAATCTTATCGATGCTGCCCTGATCCTTGATCGCCGGCGCCTCGCGTGGTCGCTCGATCACACCGGAGACGGTCACGCCATTGGCGAAGCTTTTGCCCGTGTACTGCCTCACGGCCTGTGCCAGTCCCAGCGATTCGGCGTGCACTTCGATCGGCGACAGCCCCACGTAATGGTTGGTACTGAACCACCGCACGTGATGAATCATGCGCATTGGCAGCGCTTCGCCTCCGCTGATCCGGTAATACGGCAACATGTCGCCCCCCTTCAGCACCTGCACTTTGTCATTGCACAACGGCCAAAGCGCGGTGACGTTTCCGTCGTCCCGTCGATCAATGAAGCTGTAAGCATTGCCCCGCAGCCCGGCAGCACCTTGCGTGCACTCCCGGTATTCGTACGGGGTCTGAAAACCGTTCGGCTGGTACCGAAGCACGTCATAGGCCGGGTGGTTGATGGCCGCTTCGCGCTGGCCTTTTTCCAATCGCCGGTACATCTCGCAGGGCAATTGCCCCATGGTCTCGGCCAGCAGCGTCACGCAGTTTTGCAGGATCGGTAGACCCAACGCTGATTCGGGCGTGACCTTCACGCCGGAACTGTTGCGACCACCACCCAGAAGCCCGCGCCAAAATCCCCCGCCCGCTTCCGTTAGATTTCCGCGCCCTTCGCCGAGCACGCTTGAAAAGAACATGCTCAACCTCCTTGCGGTTTGGATTTAGCTTTCAGTGCAGCGGATGCGCGATCGGCAAGGAATGACCATGCCATCAGGGCAACACCGGCGACGATGCAGGCAGCCGGCGCGCTGATCATTGCCACGCCGTACACCAGCAGGGCGAAGCCCAGCAGCCCAGCCACCCATGACAGGAAGCTCAATTTCATATCCCCGCCCCTTCGTCGTAGATGGATTTGCCACTCGGCCCAGCAGCCTTGCTGCTGATGCCGACGGCCATGATGGATGCGACGATGCCGTCGATCCGCCCGGTCGCCTTGGCCTTGTCGGCCTTTCGGTTGTTGGCTGGATCGGAAACGATCACCGCGTTGCCGGCGCACCAGGTCATTACCGGGTTGCCGTCGTGCCGCAGGGTTTCAACTGTCTCGCTTTCGATAACCTCCCAGTCAGCGGGATCAAGATCGATCACGTCCTGCTCAGGGGCCAGACCCAGCAAGCGGCGTTCAAACTCATCAACCGCAGGCCCCATGTCCTTGTAGCCCTGGCCGAAGCCCACCATTTCCGGTAGCGAGATGTCGTATTCGGACATCAGTTGCAGCAGGTCTTCAATGCGCCAGCGGTCATAAGCGATGCGCTCCACGTCGAAGTAGGCGCAGATCGTGACCAGGCGACGCAGCACATGCAGTTTGCTGATGGCCCGGCCCGGGGTTGTTTCAAGGTGCCCATCTTTAACCCACATGGCGTAGGGCACCTTGTCGCGATCCTCGCGCCCTTGCAGGTCGTCATCCGGGATCCAGAAGTACGGCAGTAGTCGCCAGTGCGGGTCGTGTGGGGCTGGCCAGAAGATCAGGACGAATGCGGTCAAGTCGGTGGTGCTGGCAAGGTCGAGCCCGCCGACACAACGGCGGTTGCGTAGGAGCCGCATTGGCACGCGCTCTTCGGCTTGCTTCCAAACGCCCCACGAAATCCACGGGGCATCGGCTTGCGTCCATTCGCAGAAGTTGAGACGGCGCACCACCGACTCTTGAGCCGGCAACCCCCGGGCCGACTGGACCTGCTCACGCAGGTACTTGCGGCCGGGGATGCCATCGCTCTGCCCTTCGGCAATGTAGTCCAATGAGGGGTTGACCTTGGGCCAGCAGGCTTCATCTTTGAACGGGTCATCGCCTTCATCCAGCGAGCAGATGAAGGCGAAGAAACTGTCGTCCTCTTCGATGGCCGCACAGATCCGGACGCCGAGATCGTGGTACTGGCCGCAGACCGTCTTCTTGTCAGAGCCGCTGTTGGTGATCATCACCACCATGGCTTTACGGCGGTTCTTTGTACCGGCGCGCATCATGTTCACGGTGGATGCGGTCTTGTGCTCGTGCAGCTCATCAAGCAAACCAATATGCGGCCGCGGGCCGGACTTCCCTTCGTCGGCGCTGATGGGACGGAAAAAGGAATTGGTGTTCGGATAGAACAGGTTCCAGACCTTCTCATCACGACCCGACTGAACAAGTCGCGAGCGAAGTTTCTTCGACATGTCGACCATCGACACAGCATCACGAAACAGGATCATTGCCTGGTCGCGCTTGGTGGCAGCAGCGTAGATTTCGGCGCGCTGCTCACCGTCGGCCACCAACCCATAAAGGCCGATGCCAGCAACCAACGGGCTCTTGCCCGACCCTTTCCCGGTCTCGATGTAACCGAGTCTGAAGCGGCGATAACCATCAATGGTCATCCAACCGAACAAACTGCCAACAACAAAGGCCTGCCAGGGTGCGAGCATGAAAGGCATGCCCTCATAGTCGCCACCGTTGAGGCAAAGAACGTCTTCGAAAAAGCCGAGGGCGCGGTTGACACGTTCAAGATCCCAGACCAAACCGCGAGACGGGCCGTGCTCAAGATCTCGAAGGTGGCGTTTACAGGCGTTACGGACGTTGGGGCCGGCGACGTGTTCGCCAGCCAGGACGGCGTGGGCGAAGCCAGTGACTCGGTCGTCAGCTGAAGTACTTGTCTGCAGCGTCTCGTTGGGCATTTGGGAATAGATCACCTTGCGGGGCCGGGGCAGTTTTCAGGTTGCGCCGGGACATTGGCGACATGCCGAACTGGGCGCCGGCGGCGTTGGCGCGCTTTTCGGCGTCGTTCGCCAGCTGGCGGAGGACGTGCATTTGCTGCGCGCCAGTTTTGAAGGTCTGGATATCGCCGCCCAGTTCGTCATCGGATTCAGCGTTGCGCCTGGTGATCAGCCGTTGGTAGCGGCGCCAGTCAGCCGCGGCCTGGCAATAAGTCGCCAGCGCCATCGAATCCAGGTGTGAAACGATACCGAGGGAGATCAATGCTGGTATCAATTGTTCCCATTCTTCAATTGCCTCTACCGACAGGACGTCTGGCATTGACGGCGACCCAACGGGGACCGTTGGCGTTGTTGCTTCGGCCAGCAGATCATCGAGATTTTCCCGGCCCCGATTGCCCTGCAAAAGTTTGAGCACCGCTGGTTTTCCAGGGCGACCCGAGTTTCCGTTTCCGGCCATAAATACCCCTGCCTATTGATACCCCCCTCCCCTCATTTTTCCCGACTTTGCGAAGCGAGGGGGGCGAGCGGTCTAGAACGAAGTCCGAAAGAAGTTTTTCACCCCCCCTACCCTAGGGGGGGGTGACATTTTTGGGTGCGTCAGACGCGGACGGTCAGCGGTTCCAGTGATGCCCCGGATCGACCGGCCGACCATCAACCCCGCAGCCAGGAAGCCGACCGCTCTTCTCCATCCTCTGCTTGGTGGAGTCATGACAGAATTTGCACAGGCTCGCCCAGTTCTTCGGATTCCAGAACAGCTTCCAGGCAGCCTTGATGCGAACCGGGTCGCCACTGTCCTTAGCATCCTTCAACTTGGGCGCTATCTTGTGGTCGACAATCGTCGCCGCAACTGGCCGCTGATCAGTCGAGCACATCGTGCAATAGGGATGATTACGCAAATGCCCATCGCGGGACTTCTGCCACTTGTACCCATACCCCCGCTCCGTACTGCTCCCGCGCCGCTCATCAGAGATTGCGCTCATCAGCCCATCTTCCATACACGCGCGAGGTTCCCTGAGCTCTTGCAGACAGAACCTACGAACACAGCAAGCAGAATCACCAGCGGCCAAGAGTTATGCGGCATGACCAACAGACCCTTGCCGATGTAAACCACGGCTGAACCCGACGCGACCATCACCAACCAAGCGAGGCAACTCATGTTCCGCCGGAACCGAGCACCGTGCCTCTTGAACGTAAACAGTCGAACGAACAACGCGATACACAACCAGAAGGTGGCCTGTGTCAGTACCTGCTGCACCAGTTGACTATCCATCCTGCCTCCCTTGCTCATCAGCAACGAGGCCGCGCCGCTTGATGACAGCCAGGGCAACGGTGACAACCACAACCGAAGCACCGAAGGCCGCCGGCCCGGTGAACTTGAAGGGCCTGACACCGAACAACTCAACCTCGGCCATGCCAGGGGCGAACATGTAACCCATCACGAAAGACACGAGCAGGAACAACACTCGCTTCCATACGGGCAGTTCCTCAGTCGTGGTGAAGAAGACCAGCGAGCCAGCCAGCGCGCCGATCACTGCGAGCATATCGACACCCGCCACCAGCCCAGTAGCAGCCAGTCCCACACCACCGGCTACGACAATAGTTGCCGGCTCGCTCATGCTGATTCTCCATTGCAGACACCCAGTGGGCCGAAAATAAAAACCCCGCCGAAGCGGGGTTAGGTGACCGGCTCAGGGGTGGCCGGGTGAAGCTGCACAGCAC